GTTTGCTGTAACTATCCTTAAAAAAATGTAGGATATCGCTTAACCTACAATGAGTGTACCTTTCATTTTTACGAATTCAGTACTAATGCCCTATCGCTGCGATTTTTTTAGTGGAGAATATCGGAGTCGAACCGATGACCTCCTGCGTGCAAGGCAGGCGCTCTAGCCAGCTGAGCTAATTCCCCAATATAACAGGATGCTGTTTCTGCTTTTCCAATAAAGTTTGTGTAAATTTGCTGGAAGCATCCTTAAAAAGACCAGAGTGCGTAAACGTGTTTGAATTAAAGTCAAATGTTTGTAAATTTGCTGTAAGCACTCTTAAAGTAAGTTTCAGGTTCCATTTAACGGACAGCCGAGTCTACCAATTCCTCCATACACCCATTTTAGATTTGTGATTAGTGGGTGCACCGGGACTCGAACCACGGAACGCCTTGCGGCAGCTGTTTTACTTCCTTAAATTTGCTGTAAGGAACCTTATATTTCTTAATATAACCAATATGTCAAAGAGCTATTGTTTTAATAACACTTGTTATATAACCTTCTTAATCCTTTGTTTCAATAGAGGCGAAGGTTGGATTCGAACCAACGAATAACGGGGTTGCAATCCGCTCCCTTAGACCACTTGGGTACTTCGCCAAAATAGAAGAGGCTCTGGGTCTTGCAGGGTTACTGGTTATAAGATACAGGCCTTTACACTACTCCAAACCCTTTTTCGTGCCTTTACCCAATTAAATATAACTACAGCTTGAACTGCCTCTTCTTAGGGTGACTGATGGGTTACGATCCCACTACCTCTAGAACCACAATCTAGCGCTCTACCGATTGAGCTACAGACACCATATTGGTTGCGGGACCGGGACTTGAACCCGGAACTTCGGCTTATGAGACCGACGAGATAACCAATTTCTACACATCCCGCAATATTGGTTGGAATGGGCGGACTCGAACCGCCGACCACATGCGTATCAGGCAAGTGCTCTAACCAACTGAGCTACATTCCAATTTAGTCGGGATAACAGGGCTCGAACCTGTGACCTCCACGTCCCAAACGTGGCGCGCTACCAACTGTGCTACATCCCGAAAATGTGGTTTCTGCTGGGTTCGAACCAGCGACGCTCGGCTCTTCAGGCCGACGCTCTACCAACTGAGCTAAGAAACCAATTGTACACCAGAAAGGATTCGAACCCTTAACCTCTTGATCCGTAGTCAAGTGCTCTATCCAGTTGAGCTACTAGTGTAATTGTTGGCAGGGAGGGATTCGAACCCCCGTACTCCGAAGAGAGCAGATTTACAGTCTGCCGCCTTTAACCACTCGGCCACCTACCAATATTGTACCAGGGCAGGAGTCGAACCTGCAGCGTTCCAGCCTTAGTAATCCATGATGGTCATGACTCCATCTTTCATACTAAATAGCCTTCTGTGTTTGCCGTTTCACCACCTGGCCAGTCAGTTCTAGAATTGACTGTTTGTGCACCTTGATGGATTCGAACCACCGACATCTTGCTTGTAAGGCAAGCGCTCTGAACCAACTGAGCTAAAGGTGCATTGTAGTCAGGACAGGACTCGAACCTGTCATCCGTTCTATCACCATTTCTAGTGGGACTCGAACCCCGATAGATAAGACTGTCCAGCACCTGACTATAATTCTAAATGTTCGGCACATCCAGCAGTTTTCTTTTCCATAAGTACCGCTTATAGTAAAGTTATCACGTGTTCTCTACTATAACTGCTTTAACACTTGTACCCCCTCAGGGACTCGAACCCTGGACTCCCACATTAAAAGTGTGGTACTCTAGCCAACTGAGTTAAGAGGGCAAATTTGATTGTTCTGATTAGGTGAGGAATCGAACCTCACATCTTTGGCTCGCCCGTGTTATCCATTACACCACTAACCAAGGTAATCAACCTAGTCTTGCAAGATTTGTTGCGATTGAGGAATCGAACCTCGGAGGGGAGCTACCCAATACGTCTCATGAAAACGTCTCTGTACCACCATCGCAATATATTTTACTTCTAAAACTACCCATAGGTGCGGCAGCATCCGAGGGTATCATTCTAAACCTTTACTGCAGTTAATCAGTCTAGCCTGGCTGTGAATGCGACCAACTATTAACGAACTTTCTCCATCACCCCCGATGGTCAGTCGGGGTCTATCCTTTTCAGGAAGATACTTATTCTCACCACTTTTAGAAGTCTTAAACCAAATTTGAGTTGCAAACGTTGTAGGCCTCTTTGCAAATCTATCCTACCGCTTCTACGTTCCCTTTCGGGCTCCATTAGTTTAAGAATTAGTTACCCCACCAGGGATCGAACCTGGACTCTTCTGAACCAAAATCAGACGTGTTGCCAATTACACCACAGGGCAATATTGTGATTCCGGTTGGAGTCGAACCAACATGATGCTTTAGGAGATTTAACCGCTGAGGGTTCGTCAACCTTCTAGTTAACTCTCCAACTAACACCCACCGTTAGGTAGTGACCTTTCACGTTCAAAGGTATATCCATTCGGAACCAGGTTTGAGTTTTTAATTGATCAGAAGAACTCTAACTTCGTGGCAGTCCTGACGGGAGTCGAACCCGCTCCACCGACCGTGACAGGGTGGTATCTTAACCGTTTGACCTCAGGACTATTTTGTAGGCCTTGCACCTACTCGGGAGCATCTATATCCCTCCAAATATTAAAAGAGCCGGTCTCTTTAAGACTTACTTAAGCATATCGGCTGGGCCGTTAGACCAGCTTTCAAATCAGAAGTAATATCTGCATTTTCTTAATTTTACCAATATGTCAAAGAACCATTTTGTTTGTTACAGTGCAAATATAATAAGAATATTTGACACTGAAAAACTTTTTTGCAACTTTTTTCAAAGTTTTTTTGCACGCCTGTAAGGAATCGAACCCTACCCACGAGGTTTTGGAGACCTGTGCGGCACCTTGCCTGTCAGACGTATTAATGTCGAGTATGCTGGATTTGAACCAACGATCTCCTACGTCCAAGGTAGGCGAGGACTCCGGACTCCTCTAATACTCGATATGTAAAGAACTCTGCGGAGAGACTGGGAATCGAACCCAGGCAACCTTTCGGTTGTACACCTTAGCAGGGTGCTGCATTACCGCTCTGCCACCTCTCCAAAATAAAAAAGGGCCTCAATCTTGCGATGAGGCCCTTATTTCTAAGTTATATTATATGTTCTATCTACCTAAGTTCATACAATATTCGGGCCTCTGAGCTCACACGGCTTAATCGCCTGTGACCATCCAAAATCGACCATATATGTATGACTGCGTTTCATTGAACTTAGTTTTGTGTGTTAATTTATGTATATATCAGTTACTATTCAAAAAGTTTCAACTTTTATCAAACTTTTTGAAAATTAGTACTCAAGGAGGGACTCGAACCCTCAAGCCTTGCGGCACTGGTTCCTAAGACCAGCGTGTCTACCAATTCCACCACTTGAGCATATTGTGGGCCCTGCAGGGCTCGAACCTGCGACCTACTGATTATGAGTCAGTTGCTCTAACCAACTGAGCTAAGAGCCCTCAATTCTAGTTAATCACCAATGCCGTTATCACTATTCCTATTAAGAGTAGTATAACCGACAAAATTGCTACATTCTCAGAGTCTTTAATTTGACTCAATCTCTTACCTTGGTTATCGTTCATCATTATCATAATTTAGTGATCGCGACAGGATTCGAACCTGTGACCGTCTGCTTAGAAGGCAGATGCTCTATCCAGCTGAGCTACGCGACCATTCTTTTAACAGTCTTTATATGAATAAAGAACTGTTTGTTTCTTAGTAGTCGGGGCGGGAATCGAACCCGCAAGGACATAATGTCCACTGGAGTTTAAGTCCAGCGTGTTTACCTATTTCACCACCCGACCGGGTGCCTAGATTTCGTTCTAGGCCGACGTGATCTCTTTAGGTCCTTGACTCTAAAGGATCAGCAGCTACTAGGCTGCTAATGCAAATTCTCCATCTGCGTCGACCAATCATCTCCTCTTACCGCTAATACTGCTGTCAAAAGCCGGTCACCCCCATATCTGTGAATATGTTAAAGAACTTAGTGGAGGTGGCGGGATTCGAACCCGCGTCCAACAATCTGCCAATAAGTATCATCGACAATTAGTTTGCTCCCCCACCTGGATTCGAACCAGGGACCTACTGATTAACAGTCAGCCGCTCTAACCAACTGAGCTATGGAGGAATATTGTAGTCCGTACGGGAATCGAACCCGTGTCTTCACCGTGAAAGGGTGATGTCCTGACCCCTAGACGAACGGACCATTATGTAAAAGAACGTTTTGTTTAATTGCAGTGCAAATATAAACAAAAAATCTGACACCTGAAAACTTTTTTTGACTTTTTTGCAAAAAAAAAGAGGGCCTCAATTTCTTGAAGCCCTCTAGTTAGTTTAGTGTCTTATCTGAGTTTATCGAATAAGAGGGCTTCGGAGACCAGGTTCTAGTCTTCTTAAATTAAGCTCTATGTTATTCAATAATCTCATTTTCTTCTCTTTTGTGATAGTATATATCGTTAACTTTTTAAAAGTTTCAATTTTTTGTAACTTTATTCATCCATTGCTCTTTGGATTAGAACTTTACCGCGACGAACTCTGTTCTTTACAGTCTGTAGAGATACTTCATATTTCTCTGCAATATCTTCATACTTCATATTATGGAATAGACGATCTTGCATGATCTCACGGTACATTGGCTTAAGACTGTTAATACACGCAATTGCACTGTCGTAACGTTCTTGTAAATATGCATCTTCTTCGTAGAAGTCTGCTTCAGTCATGCGCTCTTCTGAGTCTAAGAGTAAGTTGTCGGCCATGTTAGTTGTATGGTTGCCTTCAGTTACTTCGATTCCGTAGTCTCGCATTGCATCTAGACTGTATTTACGATTACGTTTACGAATATGACTTAGACATTCGTTGAATGCAATCTTGTAAAGCCATGTAGTTACCTGATACTCTGGTTTGTACTGATCTATCTTAGTCCAAAGCTTGGTCAGTGTGTTAGCTAAAACATCATCAGTTGCTTCTGAGTCTTTGATAATGTTGAAGATATAAGACTTAAGTCCTGGCTTTACTTTCTTGTAAAGTAGGTTATAGTCTTTTTCACTGCGTGAAGAATAAAAGTTTTCTGCTAATTCTCTGTAGCTCAAATCGGATGTCTTTGTCATGTAGTTCTTTTTAGTTGTTGAATAGTTACAGTACAAATATAATAAAAATATCTGACACTAAAAAACTTTTTTGCAATTATTTTGCAAAAAATATTAAATATCTTGAAAGATCTGTAGAGTCTTCTCTAGATCCTGTGGCTTATAGCCCCATAGATCTGTTGAAACATTAATACGCTTCTTCTTTGGGTCACTCTTAAACTGCTTCTGTGGGTGTCCTATGATTGAGTAGTAACCTTTCTGCTTACCAGGCCATGCTTCCATAGGCCAGTAGCTTAGATTAGCTTTCATCAATTCAAGAGGCATAATCCGGTTAATGACCTTAACACCATCTCTCAATAAACCCTTTCTAGCCAAAACAACTACAGCATCATCATATTCTGCTGGCATTAACCAGATATTACCGTTAAGTCTTTCTAGAGCCTCTTGTGCTGTCTTTGGATCCCATGCAAAGTTACCTAGATGATAGACAATATCGCCTGGAGATACAACATTATTCCACTCTCTGATTAGAAAGTCGTTCATCTCATCTATATTCTCGAAAGGTCTCTTGTAAGTTTTAATCGCTGCTGGGCGCCCTAGTTGCATATTCGAAGTTACGAATCTCTTCATTAAGCTACAATAAATTTAATGTTATATCTGTTCCAAAGTTCTTCAATAAACTCAGCCTCGTTAACACTGTCAACTGAGTTCTGAATTCTCTTTTCTGCAGTTGTGTCAATAAAGAGAAAGATTACAAAGTCAAAATGTGTTGCATAGATCATAGATTGACCAATACCGCCACGTAGTTCTGAACCTTTGCCACCGCGTTTAAATTCGATTGCTATACGAAGCCCATTCATCTCGAGAACCATATCTGGTCTGTTCTGAGTACCCATGAAAAGAATATTGTTGACAGTTGTCTTAACATTGCCTTCCCATTTTAAAGCTTCTTTTACACGCTCTTTTGCTATAGTCTTATCTAGATCTTTTGTCTCAACAAGGTGTGCTGTTAAGTTATCTACTAAGTGTGGATATATGAACTGTTTAATTTTATCCTCACTCTGTTTACGATAGTCAATTGTCTCGTAAATGTCATCGTGAGTAAGAACTTCCTGGATTAAATCCAGGAAGTCCAATCTTTTTCTGCTCTTACTCGCTATCTTCATTACGCTTGGTTTTCTAGAGTCGTTCTTTCTAACTCTGGTTCTACCTCTTCAGCGTTTTCAAGCGAATTGATCTCTCTTTCAGTTGCATCTAATTCTGCATGCATATCAGAGATCTGCTTGTTCATCTCACCAAGTACTGACATTGCGTTTGTTACTGTCTCGCCAACATTAGTTAACATTGTAATAAAACGACGTGCTGATTCAACACCAACTCCTTCTACGTTTAGAAGAGCTTGGTAAAGACCATTTAGCTCATGAGCTTTTAGTTTGATTACAGTAGCATCATCTTCAGAGTTGTTTAACTCTTTGCTCTGTTTTTTCAACTGATCATAAAGAGCTACGATAACTGCAGCGTTTTGAGTCTTCCATGTAAAGCCCTTGTTTAAGTGCTCCATGATTGTTTTAATCTGCTTGCGATCGTCTAGTTCTATTTCAAATAGCTTTTCGGCAGATTCAATTTGTAATTGGTCTAGTTTTTCAACTAGCTCTGTTCTTTTTGTCTTGAGTGTTTCTAATGACATATTTATTAAAATTTAAGATTCTTGATTTTATATATTCTTAAAAATCTGGGTTAGTAATTCTGATTTCAAAATCTTTAAAGTCCTTAAACTGAGCTTCGTCAGCTTCAAGTCTGCGTGCAATTGAGTCGTTGACATCATCTCTTAGATTAAGTCTTTCAACTCTAGTCTTGCGATCCATGTCTAGATAAATGACCATACACTGCTTACGGTATTGTGTTGGTAAAATGTCAAGGCCATCCTTGCTCATAATCATAACGTCTGTCTCTGCAAAGTCCTCTTTAGTCTGACCGTAGTACCAGCCGTTGAAGTACATGTATTCTACAAACTGATCCTCTTCAATCATCTGTTTGAAATCGTCTTCATCTGTAAAATGGTAGTCAACACCGTCTACTTCGTTTTGTCTTGGTGGTCTAGTAGTATGGCTTACACCAACTTTAAAGTCACAGAGTTTAAGTCTATTCTTAAGATAGTCTTTGCCAGATGCTGCCTTACCTACAAGTACTAATTTCATATCTTTTATACGTTTAAGTTTAAAATTGTTTACGTTCTTTCATAAGCTTTTGGGTTCGGTAGACCAGAATAATAATCCCACTCTGAATCCAGGTCTAATACGTCCCATTTAGGATCGTACCAGAACCTTCTGCCAGTAGAGTCTATACGCTCGTTCATCTCTTTGTTTCCATAACAGAGCATAAATTTACCAGCTTGACTCTCTTTACCAAATGGATTCTGCCAGTCTTTAATACTACCACCGCCGCGTTGATATGCCAGCATCGGGATGTCTCGACAGAGTTCTAAGATGATCGGGTATTTTGCGATCTGTTCTCCGGCTGGTAAGAATGGATTTACGTCTTCTGCGCGGTAAATAATCTCAGCTCTTAAGTAGTTGCCGATGCCGTTGAAGTACTTCTGGTCCATTAGGACTTCGAAGAGCTGCTTTTTGAATTTAGCCTTGGTAAGATTAGTCATCACGTTCAAGAAGAACTCTTTATAATCTGCCGTTGGATCCGGGCCTCGCTTGTCCGACCAGCCCTCACCAGCCTTCCAGTTACCAAAGCGACGCACATCCACAAAGGACAACACAGAGCCATCTGTGGCGCCGAAATTCAAGTGTGCATGTTTATCTTCCTTACCGATTTGAGTTAACCTGAAGTGCCCTGACATGCCCATACCCATCCGTATCGGATAGACCTTATCTGAATTAAGATCCTTGAGCTCAAGTAAGAGCTCTTTGCCTCGGCTCTGGGCCTCAATCTTAAAGGTATCAAAAGGTGCAGAGACTTCTGCACCCTTGTGTACTGGATTCTTTCCTATCTTCGTGAATGTCTTACTGCTTGTTGCTGCATTCACATAGTCTGCTGTAAGTTTAAGTTCTGCTAGCTCAGGCATAAGTTCTTATTTACCATGTTCTCAATCAAGTCTTCAAAGTCACCAGAGTAGCCTTTAGCACCGACGTGCCAGCGATCATACTCATTCAACGTATAGTCTTGGTCATAGGTCTTCCAGTCATAAATAGTGTAGACTTTACCGTCTAACTTAAGAACCCATTCATATTGAATCTTACCATCACCAGAGTCTTCTGGTTTAAAAGTTGGCTCTCCTAAGACTTTATAGAGGTCTGTAAATTTAATGCCAGTCTTTAGATAGCCTTTAAGTGAAGTACCGGTAGCTTCGTACCGGGCTTCTTCTGCTGTTAGTTTAATTAATGCTTCCATTATGCGTACGTATTTATAAGGTTAACAGGCAATTTGTAAGTCTTACCGTCTGAGCACTTGGCCAAGACTGGGTACTTTTTGCTGCGTGGCTTCAAACCAACGATGGTATAAGTGTTACCATTGCGCTCAAACTCTTGGCCCAAGTCCATGTTAATGCCCAAGATTGTTTTATAACGATTGAAGTCTGTAGCTTCTTTAGACATTGTGATGCCACCATCACCTACTGTAGCAACTTGTACCTTTGTGGTAAAGTTATCTCCAGTAAAGCGAGTGTTACCCAACTTAACCTCTACGCCATACTTGTTGGCAATTGATTTAAGAGCTGCTTCGATTTCGAAGTTGATTTGACGAATGTTTTGGCGATTGAATGATGTTACTTTTGTCATTTTGTTTTTATTTACGTTTAACTTTTAATTACAGTATAAATATAAACAAAAAGATTGACACCTGAAAACTTTTTTGCAACTTTTTTGCAAAAAGTTATTAACAATTACCCTTTAGTGATTGTCATATGTCTAAAAAAAGTAAACCAGCCGTAACCAAACATCCTGCCCTTGATAACGTCAAGTAAGCTCTGATGATCTGTGTTAAAATGGTCGCTTGCATCTTCCATATTGTCGAATTCGCCTTCAGCGTGGTTGTATATTGTAACCCGCTCAAATATATTCAAGCTTGTTAAAAGTCGCTCCTGGCTACTTTCTGATAGCTCTTTCCAGGGCACAATTATATTTGGGCAGTCAAAATCATTAAAGAGAATAGTCTTGTCGTGATATAGTGTCTTAATCAACTCTTGATCTGCATCAGATATATCTGCAACCAGGCTTACTCGATCAACCGAGTCTAAGAACTTACATGCTGAAATGGCTGATGTGTAATTGTAGAGATGATCGTAGACTGGAATATGGCCGGTTGGTTCCATATTAGAATACTTGTCTATATAGTAACTTGCGTTTGTGTTAAACTCACGATGCTCTTCAACTGACATCCAACCTGAGTCAGAACCATCTCTGCGTACATAAGTATACATCCTTCTTGGTATGTGCAGATGCTTACCTCTAGTTAAATTATAGAACGTGAATAGAGTATCTGTTGATGTTCTAGTATTCTTATTCATATGCATTCTACTTTCAGTTGGTCTACGCATACATCTAGCATGACCATACATATTATATGAAGATCTGTCTTTCCAGTGTTGGTTAACATCATTAGTAGAACGATAGTTAAATTCAGCTAGATAATCTTCAGGTGGCTTTACAAAAAAGTACTGTTGCAAATGGCCTTCAACGTTAGTCATTGTTGAGTCGCCATAAATACTCATGACTTCCGGGTACATCTCAAAGTGATTGTGATAAGTCTGTAAGATGTTAGGGTCTATGATGTCGTCTGAATCCAGATCGAAATAGTAGTCATAATCTAGATGATGGAAGAAGTTCTGATAGAGATAGAGCTCACGCTTCTCTTTCACGTCGTAGTAAATGATGCGCGGGTCGTTCAGCTTTAGGATCTCATTCTTAAGCCAGGTTCTGTATTCTGGCTCTGCGCTAAAGTCATCACCAACGATTAAGGTCCAGTTCTGATAGGTCTGGTTAAGTACATTCTTAAACGTAAGTTCAAGATGCTCTGGTGGATTATTATAGAATGACGTAACTAGTAGAAACTTCTTATCTTGATTCATATACCTCTAATATTTTCATTAAGACTTGGTCAGGACTAGGCTGACATTTAAACTCTGTAAATCCTTCGGCGCATTCAGGTACATAGTGTATTCCGTTGATGCTGCCCCATTCTTTAACTGAGTATTTTGGATCAGATGCACAGAAGATCTTACACTCACCGCCGATATAATGAAACTTATAGTCTTGTGAGCCATTACGCCATGGTGCAATCTTTTCCGGTCTAATTGAACTACCTATGGTAAAGATCTCAGAGTCAGTTGTACCTGCAACATGCATTGGTCCGGCATCAAAAGTTACTAGACCGTATGCGTTATTCAAGATGTGCCAAAGTTCACTGATTGGGCTATCGGTAAGATCACAGTAGTTTAGATCCACGCCTTCAAGCTGGATTGTATTCTTATCTAAGTGGCCGTTAAATGTAGCCTCTTTATGACTCATACCAATCGTTACAATCTTAAAGTCAGTATGTTTTTTGACAAGGTCAACCATACGCTGCCACTTTTGAATCGGCCAAGTTCTTGAAGGCCAGTTCTCTGTAACGTGAAAGACCAGATAGTTCTTGTCTATCTTAGCTGCTCTTTCACTGATTGGATCTGGAATAAACTCACATTGTAATTCATCTGGGTATAAGTACATACCAACGCCCATTGCATGAAGTTGTCTAGCTTCTATATTGTGCAATTTCATTTCAATTGCTCTATTGTAGAAGTTATCACTAGCCATACCATAATTGGTCTTGATAAACTGGTTGTAAGTCTCAAAGATTTCAGCCCATTCACCAGGCCATTCTTCTGTGTAAGGTATGATATTGTCTACATAAGGACTATTCTTAAAGATCTCCGCTCTGTGGGTCATCACGTCAATCTTATGTCCATAAGAGAGTGCTACCTTTTTAATCGTAGGAGTCGAGCACAGAGTGTCTCCAAGTGGCTTACACGATACCTTAACGAGTACTCGTTTATTGTTAGGTCCTAGTTCTAACATTCTTCTTCAACCTGAATCTTCTCAAATTCATAATTAGGCTTGATGATCTCATTTAAGGCCCTGCCCTGTGAATCTGCCATGTTAAAAAGATTCCAGTCTGCTATTTCAACGCCTTTATAAAAATAAGACGCATGGTTGAAATGAACTGTTAACGTTTTATGTTCAACGTTATATGCAGCTGATTTAATAGTAGATGAGTCGTAATGTGAAATTGTGCTTGTTATCATATGTAAGTCTTTACAACTTATATAATCAACTTAGAAATTGTTTATCTTTCTTTAAGCTTAATACCCTGTGACGTTAGAGTATCTTCTAACTCTTGGATTGCTCTAACAATACTGCTAGTGTCAATTCCTTGCATGTCTGTATTGCCACCAGCACTACTACCTTGAGTTACTGGAGCAGGAGTAGAGTTACTACTAAGGAATCCTGAGAGTGTATCTACAAGGTTAGAAGCAGCATTCGAGATATTAGATGAAGCTTCGTTATTCGTATCTCCAGCCTTAGCAACACTACCTTCAAAGTCAGCGATCATACTTGCTAGTTCTTGAACTGCTAGGATCAACTTATCTCCAAGTTGGGCAAGAGCATTATCTTTACCTACACTAGCAAGATATGCAAGTGCCTTAAACATATCTGTAGATGCCTCAATTGCTTCTATGTTCATTGAATTAGAAGCTTTTGCAATTCGAGAATATGCGTCAGCCGTTTTATTTAAAAACACTGGGAAAGCTTCGAAAAATTGTTTAAGATTCATGCCAGTACCATCAGTGTCACTAAAATACGGAACAACTGACCTTATAAGACCTCGTATTTTATCAATATTATCAACAGATCCTGTTGCAACTAAAGATTTAAAGCCATTGGCCAATGGTCCCAGCGCATCAGAAACAAGCTTTATCCTTTTGTTCTCCTTGAGCAATTCTTTTAAGAGGTCAAGTGGTGATGGCTGATCACTGCCAAATAGACCGGCTAGTCCATCAAGTAAGCCTCCGATTACATTTCCTACTCCTCCAACAACACTTGCGCCTGCAGTTGCTCCAACAAAGACTAACCAACCAACACCAAGTGCAGCAATACCTGCTGCTAAACCTAATAGATTTTCAACTCCAAGTTCGTTTTTAACTCTTGCAAATGTATCAATAATAGCATTGATCGGTGTTATCAGAGCATTTGTAAAGTTTTGAGAGATTGCACCCAAATCTGGCATAGCGCTCAAGATCCATGCTACTGCTAGCATACCTGCTGCAATTACAATCATACCAACAACTCCTAAAAGAATACCGACTGCTCCAACACCACTTGTTGCAATTAAACCTATAATAAGTACTGGTATTGTAAATAATACAAGAGAAAGAGCAACACCAAGACTCCAGTCTATTGGAGGTGCACTGTTAAAACTATCTGGCATCCATGAGAATATCCATGCTACACCCACAATAGCCAGTGCAACTACAATCATACCAACTGCACCCTTTAACATTCCACCATAACCAATACGCATTTTATCAAATAGAACTGTAAGAAGCGCGAACGGAATACCGAATGCTAAAATAGCAATACCTGAGTTTTTAGACCATTCAACCGGAGGTGCACTCCAGTTACCTTCTAAGAACGAGAATATCCATGCCACAGCGCTGATTGTTACAGCCACTAGTATAGTTGCTAGTGCACCTTTAAACATATCTTTAAAGCCAATTCTAAATTTAGAAAAGAGTACTGTAAGTATCGCAAACGGAGCTCCGAATGCTAAAAGCGCAAGACCGGCTGTTTGCGTCCATTCTACTGGAGGCGCGTTCCAAGTATTGCCTAACATACCAAATATGTATGAAATACCTACTATTGATGCAGCAATTGCTGCCATAGCTAAAGCTCCTTTAGCAATATCTTTAAAACCAACTCTTCTTGACTGAAGAGCTTTAGTAACTAGAGCATATGTAATACCAAATGCTAGTATAGTTAGACCTGCTTGAAGTGACCATTCTACCGGCGGAGCATTCCATGTGTTACCTAGCATACCAAAGATGTAAGATATTCCTACAATTGATGCTGCAATAGCTAATACCGCTACACCGCCTTTAACAAGGTCTTTGAAGCCAACTTTTCTAGCCTGCAGGGCTTTAGTAATTAGAGCATACGAAATACCGAATGCCAGTATTGAAAGTCCTGCTTTAAGAGACCATTCAACTGGCGGAGCATTCCATGTGTTACCTAGCATACCAAAGATGTAAGATATTCCTACAATTGATGTTGCTATTGCTACCATTGCTAAACCACCTTTAGCAAGGTCTTTGAAACTAACTCTTCTTGATTGTAAAGCTTTTGTAACTAGAGCGTATGTGATTCCAAATGCAAGTATAGTTAGACCTGCTTGAAGTGACCATTCTACCGGCGGAGCATTCCATGTGTTACCTAAAGCCCCAAATATGTATGCAATACCTGTAACTGATGCTGCAATAGCCAACATAGCTGCTCCTCCTTTAAGAATATCTTTAAAACCAACTCTTCTTGACTGAAGAGCTTTAGTAACTAGAGCATATGTAATACCAAATGCTAGTATATTTAGACCTGCTTGAAGTGACCATTCAACTGGCGGTGTTTTATATGAACCTGGTAAGAGTTGAAAAAGAGTTGCCGTTGCAACTATACCAGCTGCAATTATTGGTATAATCAAAGAAGATAGTAAAGTATCTTTCAAGTTCATTTTACCAGGTCTACCACTACGTCTAAATAGACCGCCCGACGCAGACTTTCCTTTCATTAGCTGGACAACTAATCCCAATGCAGTTCCAAATATAAGAACTGCTAAACCTGCTGTAAAAATAAATGCAAGTGTATCTCCTGTAATTTTAGGAACTCCTACTGATTCAAGAGCTTTAAAAGCAAGAGCAGTTGAAACAATACCAATAGCTATCATCGGTATCACTAGAGCTGACATAACTATATCCTGAGTAGAAAGTTTTGCTGGTTTTGATTTAGCAGATCCAGTAAGGTTCATTAGTCCTGGTGTAGAAGTCTCTTTACCCTTTATCATGCTGACTACCATGCCGATAGTAACACCAAATGCAAGAATTGCTAAACCAGCAACTGCAATAAATTTAATCATACCTGTATAATCCAGGCTATTCATAGCTGTAATTCCTTTTGAAATATAAGGTGCTGCTTTTGCAAGAGCAACAGCCATTAAACCACCAACTGCAAGATATGTAACCGCCTTAAGAGCAAATATACCTATTCCTTTAAGGTCCATTTTCTGGTTTCTTTTCCTAGAATTATCCTTTTTAAGAAGTGATTCGGTCTCGCTACCTCTCTTAGAAACTACAACCTCTTTACCTAACAGTGTTAAACTTGACATAAGTGCAACAACACCTGCTATTGGCATCAAGATCTTAAGTAGACCTTCAACTTTAGCAACATCAGCATCAGTTACGTTGATCGCAGCTAGTGCACGTGCCGCTAATCCAACTGGAATTAAAGCAAGCGCCATGGCGGCCATTGTAGCTCCTAATAGAGCAATCTGTCTTGGGCCGATCTTATTTAACATCGGCAGTGCAAATCTAACTACGAATAACGCACCTGCAAGTGGTATCATTGCTGCTGATGCAATTACAAACGACGCTGCAGTTTTAGGGCTAACATCTGGCATCATTCGCATAGCCCCTGCAATAATTACAGTGTTGATTGACATAATCGTCAACGCCTGCATAATCTCATTTGTGTTGTTAGAGTTCAAGAACTTGTTCATTAAACCAGAGAACGCCCACGCGTTAATCAGCTGAATGAAAATTTGCCCTTGTATATAAAGCGCTGCAGAAATTGCAATGAATGATAATAATGAAGCACCGGAGGGTATAGGCATTGCCTTAAGTGCGAATGCAGTTGCTATTATTAAACCTACCATGAGCCCGATACCGGTTGCAAATGACACTATTCTAGCCATTTGCCCAAAAATACTACCGCTTTCTCCGTTTAACAAGTCTTCCATGATTTTCATCAAAGGTATCAGACCTGCCATAATTAGAGTACCCATTGCTATGTCAGTTAGACTAACACCACGTGTTGCTTGAAATGCCTGGGAAAGTGTAAAGATACCGAAACCTACTACTGCAATCAGACCACCAATGCCCAACATTTTTTCAATAGTAACTCCACTTTTTAGTTTGGCACCTTGGTCGACGGTCTTTTTCATAAGAACGTCTTTAATATCTTTAAGAACTGATGTATTTTCTGCTATACTAGCGGCTAGACCTGCAGTAACCGAGAGACTGGTCTTTGAGATCTCCTCTATCCTATTGATAGATGCCTTGGTCTCCGTTGCAACATATTCAATCTTTGATAGTAAAGAATTAGAATTTATTACATGACCAATAAGTTGTTTATCAGTATTTTGATTTGCCATCTAGTGTTTAAAAAATTATACAGATCTTTTAGCTTCTTGCTTAGCCGCTTTTAGTATTTTAGCCAGTTCATCACTGTCCATTGCAACTAATTCTCGCTCTAAATCTTTTCTTGTTCTTGAGTTTTTCTCAAAATCAGATATGATCTTACTTTCCGACTCTTGTTTATCTATTAGACTTTCTATTTGAGCTTGAATCTGATCCACCTTCTCTTGTGCTTCTGCTGCATGGTGATCTAAATCCTGTCTTTCCAGTTTTTTAACCTTAGCTTCAGCTTTCTTTTTAAGCTTCTCTAGTTCTTTAAGACTGGCCTTTGAGATCTTTCTATTCATGTAAGCATTTTTGATCTGCGGACCAAACGCAATTCCTATACCTGCAATTGCAAACGCTAAAGTAACTGGGTCTACGAATTCGTTAATCATAGCTTCATTTAAGAACTGGTTATAGCCTTTAATCTTCTTCATGCTGGAAATTGTAATTTATTGTATATATCCTAAAAAAATAAGGGAACGCATGGTCCCCTTATTTTATAGTTTACATTTTCGGAACTTTGATGTTAGGTACCTTTATGTTAGGTACCTTCATTCCGTTTGTCATGCCACTTGCAGCCTCATTTTGGCCCTTGTTAGCTTCGTTCTCTTTCTTTAAATCGTCAACTAATTCTTTAACGATATAGTGGTATTCATAATACTCCATCTCATTAAGCTCTGAAGGCTGTATATGAAGATGTTTGTATACATAAAACCTAACTTTAAAGAAGTTCTTCAGAGAGATCTTGAACAATGAATAGAGATTTGATGCCGTCACGAAAGTTGATAGGTATAGAGGCCTCCTCGTCCTCTACCATGACTTTCATCTCTGGCTGTATACCTACTTTCATTTTTTCAGCTAACTTATATAGCAACAAATATTTCTTATTCTCCCATCCGTTCATCTCAACCTCAAGCTCCCAAAGTCTTTTTTGATTAAACGTTCTCCAGTCTGTAGCAACGAAAGGCGCAATTTGTAGAAGTGATTGATCTATTTCTTGCTCCTTGTCTCTACGTTCTTTAATATATTTTGTAACTTCTGACATTACACCAATTGAAGGTGGTCGCATTACGATCTCACCGTAAGATTTAGTTCTGATGAGGAATGCTTTATGTTCTTTACTATAATATTTCTCAAGCTCTGCTGGAATATCAAAATACTCAAAGTATTCTCTCTTAATTTCAATCTCATGTTTAACACCTCTCCTGTTAGACCAGTCAACCTTAAGGCTGTTTTCTGGTTCTGGGAATGTTAAATCTCTGATTGCTAAAATCAAGATAAATCTATCTTCTTCACAAATATCTTTAAATGAAGTTCTGGATTTCTCATTAGTAACCCGTGTACAAGACTCTACGATTGCATTAAGCTTCTCGTCAATGTCTAATAGATTATTTTCATCCATAGTTGAGAAATGTCTAATCTCAGCTACTTTTGCAGATCTAATTTGTATAGATGTTCCTTCTGGGTAAAATCTACCTCTAGATGGTAAACTATCTAATGGTAATTCATGCCAGCCTAGTATGTTATCTGATTTCTCAGGTACTGCTGGTCCAAAGTTTTTCATGTTTACAGAGCCTAAACCCTGTTTTTCTACAGCAGATTCCATGGAGTCTGCTTCAGCGTCTGCAATTTGATCATGGTGTGCATTAGTATTAACACCCTGATCCTTTGCATCTAACTGTCTTGCTAAATCTTCTTGATTCATATTGTTATCTTCTTTCATTTTTACTTATTTTTTAAGTTTTTAAGGTCTTGTTTTATTGTTGTTTTTTCTTCAGTTGAACGTTTACTCAGTTCTTGTTGGATTAATATACGTATGAAAGCACTGATAGAAACTGGTCTTTCCTCCTTTTCTAATGCATCATTCAATATGATCCTGTTGACCTGATTAACCTCATCTTCTGTCAAAAGTACTTGCAACTTCTTTGTCAGTTTATGATTGTTCATAGTATATTATGATGTTATTATATTATGTTTCAAGTTTAAAAAAAGAGAGAGGCTGTTTAAGGCCTCTCTCCCTCTTGTATTCTAATTGTATTAGTTTAATTCTTCAGCGTAAACATCACTTCTCCATGTAACTTCAAGAGTTTGTGGATCTGTTGTTTCGTAGCTTAGTTCTCCAGTGAAACCTAGACCTGATGTTATAAAACAATCGTCTAGCGTTACTTTTCTGAAAATATCACCTTCTCTGTTGAATTGAACAATTACGATAGTTCCTACGTAATTCTTTTTCAAGCCCATCTCACCAGTTTCTGGATTGTATGCATTTCTGTACCACTGTCTCATGGTCTTATACAAGTAAGCTTGATTTGAATCGTTTAAGTTTAACGTAAAGTTAACGGTTACGTCAATTGCAGTACCATCAGGCATACCTGCATAAGATCTAGTTGAGAACTTATACTTTTGCTCGACGGCTGCTACTTCTCTATGAAGCTGTTCTAAACCGGAAATTGAGTTTACATGTTGTAATAACAGTGATTGACCCGATACGTTTGCTGGAGGTAGAATAGTTACCTCAAACAGGTTAGCCTGTACTGGTTCGAACTGTTTACCTTTCTTGCTGGTTTGGTCTTCTGAATAATGTGGTAAAGCCATTTTTTATCTTTCTTTTATTTTATATATCTTTAGTTTCTTATGCAAAGTTTCCTGTTGCGATTTCACCAGTGTTTAAAATAGTAACACGTGATACAAGAATTTCAAGACCTTTAACTGGTTCAACATATGTATCTAAGATACCCATATTGTTGTCGATTACTTCGTTAGTGTTGTTTGTAGTGTCCATGATGTTTCTGTAGTCATATACACCACCATCTTTCTTCACTGACTCCATAAAGTTATCGGCTAGAGTTTGAATCTCTAATCTTGTTTGTGCACTGTTAAACTCGAACAAGTAGTTTTGTAGGATTGCAGCTAGGCCATCTTCAATGTAGATCATTGCTTCTCTTACGTGAGCTGATGATAGAGCTGATTGGATTGACTGTTGTGCAGTCTTGTTACCTTTGATTACGATACCAACACCTCTTTCGAATACGATTGGGTTGTAACCAAACGGCTCAAGTACGTCTCTGTCATTCTTGTCGAATGGAAATTCTACACCCTGTACGCCAGTACCACCTACAACACCTCGTCTTGGACCCGCCACGATTGACCATGGTAGAGCGTCAGAATACTTGTCGATGTAGTTGTTTGATACGTATGCTGCTGGTGGAATTACCTTAGTTCTTCCGTTCTCTAGTACATTAAGACCTGGACCGTAGTAGAATGCAAAGTTTGCACCCTCGTTAAGTGAAGGTAGAGTGTATAGAGCAGTTGGGTTAAGGTTTATGTTACCACCTGTTCCCACGTATCTTGTTTCAAACTCACCAGTAATCTCGTTCATGAACGATGGGTTTTCAGAGTTTTTAAGTTCTTTAACCATTGGTGCGTTTAGGATTGCACTTGCATTTTGTCTCTCTTTACAAAGTTGAGCAATTTCTTCTTTGTTTAAGATACCGCCGGCTTCTAAAGAACCGAATGTATCAACAACATATCTGAAGTCGATTGCGTCTTTGTCGATAAGGGTATTAGAAAGACCGTTACCTGGCTTTAACATTGTTAAAAGCTCTGCAATTGTCTTATCAGTTTGAGTTGCACCTTCGATTGGGAACATCTTGTAAACTTCAGTTGCTTCTTCATATGATCTAAGAGCATACTCTGGCTCAACTGACATGTTTCTGTGACAGATAAACTCAAATGTGTAAGTTGTATCTCCGTTACCATCAACTGTTGGTGTTAACTTCTTAATTTGCTTGATTCTAGCCAGTTCGCCTTGATCTGCATTTGTAGGTAAGTACATACCAACTTTAATGTGCATAGTTTCGCTATCTGGATCTAGTGCATTGTAGTTTGGATTAAATGCTGGTTCAGCACCGCCTGCTACAACTAGCTTAGACATTGTGAAGATACCTGCACCCTTGTCCAAGAAGCTCCATCCTGTTGGGAATTGAGCTGTTCTTGCGTTTGCACCAATTGTTACTATGTTAAATGGGTTGTTAAGTGTATCACCGGTTACTGCTCTTGAGTAAGAAGTAAGTGAAGCTGCTGTTTGTCCAGAGAAAACTGAAGCTGAAAAGCCGTCGTTACCATCTGGTGAAATAACAACCTTATTAGGATCTGTTGTATCGATGTTAGCAATCTTAGCATACTCACCTAGATTTTCTGAAGGTAAGAATGTAGTGCTGTTTACGTCATTAGGTACCCATGATGCTGAAACACCTGCTGCAACAATCTCTAGTTCTCCGTCGTTGTTAATGTTTAGAACTGCAGAGTTAAATACAGCTGCAGTAGATACTGCACTAAAGTTCTCGTAGATAGACTTGCTTGGAGCATCGCTACCTGCGATTGTTAAAGTAGAATCAGTACCATCATCTGTAACTACGTCGATTTGTACGTATTCACCTGCGATTTCTGAGTATAACCATTCTCCTGCTTCAACACCAAGTGCTTGTAGTTGAGTTGCAGTAATACCTCTGATAATCATATCGTTACCTGCAGTGATTTCAACAATTCTACCATCACTTACACCATCCGTTAATACAATGCCGTTATTTACGTCTTCTTGTACTACTAAGTGTGAAAGTAACTCATAGTCTTGATAGATGTTAAAGTCTGTACCTACCATGTCAATTGCGCCAATTGCATCTTCGTTAACCGCACAGAAAAGACCAGTTCTTCTAGCCTCGTTGTTGATTAGGGTCTCGATGTAAAATTGACGACCTTCGTTGTCTACGAATTCTGGAATCATTGAACCAGTGTATTGAGCTAGTAACTCAACTTCTCTTAGTGCTGTAAAGTTAGATAGAAGATCTTTTCTAAGACCATCGCTTGTAAACATTGCACCATAAACTGGATCGTTGTTCAATTCAGTTGAATCAAACTTACCTTTGAATACTAGTACGTCGATCATGTAGTCAGAAATATACTCTAGGTCATTAACACCTTCTGGTACATTACCTTCACCGTACCACTCTCTTGCTGTTACGTTAAAGCCGTCTGTGTTTGCAGCTTGTCTAACGATGATTGTGATTGGATCTTGCTTAATGTTTACGAAAGTAAGAGCGTTTGTTGAAGATGCTGTAGTGTTACCAGCTAGTGCTAGTACTTTTTCATCATCTGGTGCCCAGAATTTACCGGTATCGAAAGCCTTGCTAAACTCATCTGTTAGAGTTGCAGCAGTTAGACCTTGATCTCCACCAGCAGTTACTGGAGAAACGCCATTGATTAGATCGTTTTCGTCTTTTGCGGTTAAATTCATTGCCAAGATCGGGCCTCTTGAAAGAGCTTCAAGTGCTGATCTGTGGAAGAACATTCCCTTTCTTTCTAAAGACTTGTCAATACCTCCAAATATCTGAACGAACTGTTCAGTATCTTCGATTAAGACTGGTGTGTTGTAAGGACCTTTTTTAGATCTACCAACAACTAGTCTAATAGTCTCAGAAGGAATATTAACTGTCTGTGATTTGTCAAACTCTAGACGATATACGCCTGAGCTCTTGAACTGTTGTAATTGAGGACTTAATGCCATTGTTATTTGTTCTTTTTTTTTAGATTCTTTATTTATATATCTGTGTTACTCATGTTTTTTTACTTCAGTAGATCGTAAATATCAAATTGTAAATCTCCTTGTACATCATTGTCTTTATAGAGCACTGATTCCATCTCTGCATGTAGACCATCATCAATCACGTCAAGTATTTCTTCAATGTAATCTGCATAGTCAGTTGTATTCAAGAATTCAGTAGCTGTAATGGCCGTAATGATAATATCATCATGTCCCATTTGAGCAGCATAACCGCCAGTTCGGCCTTTACCGAATAGACTAGCTTCTTGTACTGTTTCTTCATCTGTAATATTTATCCTATTGTTCTTGTATAATTTTGCAAAGTTCTGACAGAATATTGCTTTATTATCTGATTTTAATTTAATACCTGGCTTAAGAGTTCTAGAATCATGTCTGTGTTTAAATCTTACGATCATCTCATCGTCAAAGTCATTTCTTTGTGGAAATACAGTTGATAAGTATTTGAATAAGACTGTACCATAAGTATTATATTCCACAATCATCTTTACATTCTCATTATAGAAGACATCAACCGCTAAGGTATAAAGTATCTTTGCAAAGTCTTCAATCACATGTTCATTACTTCTAAAACGACCAACCTGTTCTAATTTAAAGAAGTCGTACATAGCTCCTGGATTATTTACCAGGTTAATCTCTTTAGTAGTCATTGGTTGAACCTCAAAGATATTAATTACCGAGAAGTCACCACCGTTACCTTCAGCAATATCTACTGTAAAGAGCCAGTAGCGATCTTCAGTTCTACAATCTTCAACATCAAAGTCTGGATGAAATTCCAAGAAGCCTTCCACATCAATGCTAATATCGTCAAATTGATCTAATTCTCTGCTTGTATATTTTGCCTTTGACTTACGCATTTTCTTTAAATCAACCGGGTCTAAAAGTAGATTAGATGAGCTTACAAACTCATTTCCATACTGTCTGTTAAACGCCTCAATTGAGCCCAAGTTAGCAAGTTCTCTATTGTACCATTCATCATCTCGATCCGGATGTTCCCACCAGTCAATTCGCATTGGATGGTATTCATTCTCATTTCGTTCGGCCGCAGCATAGATCTGATAAAATTTGTTAAAGCCGTTTGGCGTTGACGTAATTGTAATTCTTGAAACTTTAGATGCCGAAAGCGTTGGATAAACGTTCTCGTAGAATGTATCAACAATAGCCGGGTGGATATGTGCAAACTCATCTAAGAATAGATTATGAATTGTAAAACCAATACCGGCCTTTGCTGTTGTTGATTGGCCAGCTAATCTACAGCCATTATCACAACGTACGTTCATCACGTCATACTTAATAATGCCTGGCTTCATAAAGAAAGGTAGGTTCTCAACTACAACCTTCGTCTTATCAATAATTTCCTTTGTTGTATCTGACTTGTTTGCCAGAATTAGAGTGTTCTTATCTGTGTTAAAAATTAAGTACCATGCGTTGTATATTGATGCCGTAATTGTCTTACCCATCTGCCTAGACGCTAGTACAATATTAAAACGCTCGTGTTGGAAATTACGCAACATACGTTTCTGGTATTCACGCAGTTTAACATTCTTGATCCCGTCATCTGTCATTACTACTGCATATTTCTCTGCAAAGTAGACAATATCGGTGGCACATCTTGCTAGTTCTGTTATTTCAGCATCTGTATACTCAAAGACGATGTTACCACGTCGTAAGAACTGCTTACCTTCGTAAAAAGGCAACTTAACCTTAGGTCTGTAACCTTGGTCAAGTGCTAGTAAAAGGTCATCAATCTGCTTAGTTGACCAGACAATTCTATCCGAGTCTACTTCAGATTCACCCTTTGGGATCCACTTGTTATCACCTACGTAATCACTCATACTTTAGTCTTCTTTTTCGTCAACCAGGTACATGAAGTTAGAAGGTATAACCATCTTTTGTATTTTTAAAGCTTTAAGTATAAGGCCAACAATTAAACCACCTGGCATAACTGCTATTGTACTTAAACCAATAGTCTTTAATATATCTTTAAGTTGATTGCCAATTTCTACACGCTCTTCATCTGAAATCTCTTCACCATGTCTTACGGATCTATAGATTTTAGAAAAGGCTTCTTTAGTTTCTTTTCCCTCTTTTGCAAGAGCTTTAAAGAATTTAGAAGTTGATTTACCTAAGTTTTTTAAGCTTCTGTCCTCATTTACAAACTGTTCAAATAATTGTACTTTTTTCATTTTATAATTCTTCTGTTTCTACATCTTCAATATCTTCAATATCTTGTTGATTAATTCCTTGTTGGATCGCATGCATTAGATCTTTAGTTCCACGCTGTACATTTTTGCTGCTACTGTCACCGCCAGATTCTTCAATCTCACGTTTGTCATCTCTCTTCTTATAGATCTCAATATCTCGTGCAATTCTTTTAGTAGCCTCTTCAGCTGCCATTAGATACATGGTCTGACTCTTGATGATGTCTAACATTGACTTTTGTAGAGTTGCAAGTACCTCAAACATTCTTGGTGCTAATTCACCATCATCGATTGTTTGTAATAATGTGGTCAATGCTCTTTCACCGGCTTGGAGTTGATAGATTAACGATGACATTGTCATTTCATCCATCTTCTTTTTAGCCTGAATATATTCATCCTTCTCGATAATATCGGAATCAAGATAGAACTTCATTAGACTAGTAATGGTTTTCTTGGCTTTTTTGGTAGAGCTTTCTTTCATCTCACCATAGTTGGCCGGAGCCATTAGCTGCGTTTTTCTCTGTGTTGCTGGCAGGTCTCTTGGATCAGATTCAACGTCAATTGACTCTTCATCGCCAATTAGACCATCGAGTTCACGTCTAATTTCATCTGCCTGCTCAGATATACTTCTTTTATCTTCGCTCATAAGTTGTGCTTTTATATGCTATATATCTAGATTATCTAGACTGGTTATACCTTCTTAATTGAATTGAAGGAATAGCATTATCGATTACATGTGCCAATTGTGAATCTCTAACAACATACTGCTGTAAGACATTTGTGTGTTGATCTTGGCCAATTGTTTGACCAAAGATTCTAATGTTAGTGACATCTAATTTAGCTGGTTGTAACATCCAGTTCTTAATAGGTTCCCATGTACGTGCATTTGTAAATGTCTTAGTTTGGTTCATTTTAGAAACCAGAGTTTTACTAGTACTGCTCGGTGCTTGTCTGTTGCTATTCGGATCTAAACGGTATAGATTACAAGACATCTGCTTATACTTGTTGCTTAGATTATAAACTAGACCATACCATACGTTATTCTCAAGTCCTAGTGCGCTGCCAAATATATGTACACCGTTGTTTAGATAGACTTTAATACTTGAGCCGTTAGTTGTTATTTTTAAGCCGTTCTGATTAGAGTAACCGTCGATAATAACTTGTTCTGTTGTATCTGTCAATTTTGGTCTGAACCAGATTGTAACTGCAAGATTCTCAGCCTCTGTTAAGCTTGAAACCTTATTGTAGGCCACAAGTTCCATTGATTTATCTGGCGTTGAATCCAAGTCATAGTTGTTCTTAGAGACTACAGTCCACTGATTTCTAAGTTCAGCATCTGAAATTGTAAGTTTCTTATGTAGTCTAGCTCTAACGCCGTCGCCGACCTCAGCAAATACAGTTTTGTACTGCGTTGGTTTGGTTATCTTCTCAAATTCTTCTTTTCTCTCTTCACCAAATATTTCTTCTTGGCCAACTGTTAGGTCTGCAAGCTCTTGTTCTACTTGTGTGTCTTCATGGATATTGCTTGTACGCTCTTCATATTTGCGTAACATCAACTTCCAGTACGTTAAATCTAGATTAAACTCATCTGCATAAGCAACCGTATTTACTTCATACATACGGTTAATTCTCGGGAAATAGAGATAGTCTCTACTGCGCGGGCTTGGCCCAATACCAAATGCGTTTTGAAACTGTGTCCTAGTTAGATGGATTTCAAACTCATCAAAGCCCATACCAAAAATATCGTAGTTAAACTCACGTGTTGGAAATTCATTGCCCGGTACCATAATCTTTAATTCGGCCGACTCTTTTACATTATAAAGTGAATACTCTTTCAGGATTACGTCTCGGCTACGATTGTCTGGCTCAACTCTAAAATATTTTACGGGATGTCCCCACATTTCAGTTGAAACATCTGTAATCTGACGATAAACTGAAGTTGGCTTAGTTAAAGCATAAGGGTCCCACATTTCATCTGTACATTCTGCAATAATGTTTGCGCATCCAGTCATTGCATAAGGATCCACACATTCACCACAGAATTCTGGACAACTAATAATCGTACCGGCTGCAGTACTTAGCTCATAAGTCAATGAGAGCAATGTTATTCTATTAACGTTACTTAGTCTATCAACTTCAAGTCTAAGCTCAATCCAAAGCGGTTGATCTGGGTCAAAGTTAAGTCCTAATAGATCATAAGGTCCGTTGTTAGTCGTTAAAGGCAGCAACTGGCTCATTTCACCTGGTTCTTCACCCTGTGACCATCTGTATTGGTATGTGAAAAGATTATTTGCGTCCTCTGGTAAATAGAAAGTTAGACCGCTTGCCGTAAAAGTTGGTGCTTCAATAACTGTAAACGTATTCGCGTCAACTATTTGATCGACTGTATAGTATTCGTTACCTACGATGAACTGATCACCTAGGCTTAAACTTAGGTTTGTATTTGTGCCGGTAACTGTGGGAGATGCTGCCGTAAAGTTAAGAGTGCCCTGTGTGTTTGGTGTACTAACACCAACTACTGATGTCCAGCTTAAAACATTCTGTACGTTTAAGTATGGATTCTCTAGCTTTGCGTATATTACATCACCGATCTGGTCTGCTGTAAAATTATTTACCATTGAGGCTTAAGTCTGTATTTTGTTTATATATCAGACTCAATATCGGTGATTAAGAGTATTTCTGGGTTATCCGCCTCATATACCTCAAAGTATTGTATCATAGCATTGAGTATGGTGTAGATTTCATTTGTATTGTTTGCAGCAAGATAGTTATCAATTTTCTCCATTAGCTCTTGTGTTTTAACCACCTTAAAGTATTCTTCTGTATCTAGAATGTTCATCTTGTTTAAGAGCTTATTAATAACATAAACTTGATGACCGTTGAAATGTTCAAAGACTTTAAAAGTACCTCTTAATGTTTTAATGTTAAATTTAATAGTCTTAATCTGCTCTATTTCGACTATGCGCTTATAATTCAGGTTCTTGTTGAGATTGACTTTAATCCATTTAAGATTAACCATATTCTCAAAGATCTTTTTAATAAAGTAGATTGTGGTTGCCTCTTTATGCATTAAACTTTCACCAATAGAGTCTATTCTGTTTAGATCATCATAAAAGTATTCGTTAACTATATTTTTAAGATCATTTGTAGAGATTAGGACCGATCCTCTGACCAACTCTTTAGAATTATAATGACGCTTAAGTAAGCCCCATAGTTTTAAGTCTATCGAGTTATATTTATAGAGTGTAATATCTACAACTTCTGAAAATATGTCTTTATTTTGAGTAAACATCAATCTGCTTTTCAATATTTTTTAAGTCAGCATAAAGGCTTTCTTTGGCAAATTGCTCAAGTTCTTTAAGCTCTCTTTTACCAATTTCATTCTTATCCATATAGATTCTGACAGCATCTTCACTTGGGGTATATTTATCTTTGATTGTAGTCTTAGCCTTTTTGGTTTTAGTATACCACCAACCAGGCACTGACTTAAATCGAGTTGCGACCATACCCCATGACTCGACTACAGCAGCACCATTAATACCATTATGGTTAAACACATTGGCGTTTCCTGGAAACTTAATAGCAAAAAAGCGATTAATCATAAAATGATGACGCTTCTTACTATGGTTCTTTATTTTATCAAATTGATCCCGCTTCGTAAACATAATCTTTACGAAGTCAAATAGTTTAGTTTCGTCTAACATGTTATTTTATCCAGTCTAGAAATGCTAGATGATATGCATCAAGCAGTGTAAATTCTTCATCGCCTTTATTCTCGCCCCAGATCTTTTCTGCACTCTCTTTAACTTCGGCTCTTAAACCATGAGCATTTGCTTCAGCCAATATTTCATATATTGTTATTTCTTCCTGTAGAGTATGCATTAGAATAAGTTGTTTAAGTTTTTAGTCTTAGGTATTGCTTTTGTTTCTTTCTCAGTGCTCTTTTTACCAACTAATTTCATTGGCTTTGATGGCTCTTCTTCTGGAATATCCATACCTGCAAATGCATCTGGGCCAGCGCTGTGTTTCTTCTCTAACCAACCAGTATCTGCCAAGATCTTATCCATCTCAAGTAGAGTTTCAACGTTATTTAATGCACCTTCCCAGTCAGTTTCGATAGCTGCAAAGATTGCTTTCTGGATAGCATCTGGAATGGTTCGAGTATGTAATAACATCAGCGCAATATTCTTAGTTAGGCTTACCTTAATTAAGTTTATATTGCTGTGGCCAACCACTCTGTAGATAATATCTGATAGAGCGTCTTTATGTTCAGTAGAGAAAAGATAATCAATTGTAAAATCTTTATGCTCTTTAGTAAACTGATCGTAGATCTTGTTAGCCATATTATCGGTAATTGAGTAGGTTCTCAACTTGCCGTTCTTCATCTCTTTCTGCCAAGTTACAACAGATTGAATGTTGTCTGACTTATCACCAACGAGCATCTTAGTAAAGATAAAACGATCACAGTCGACTTCTTCAACTATAACTTTATTATCTTTTACCCAATCTAATATTCTAGACTGATAGTCATCTCTAAGCATATGTTGACCGCCCATGTTGAATAACATGTCGTCTCTATCCATTTTCTGTGCTGCAGACTTTTCCATGTCTTCAACGAAGCCAGGATATGCATACAGAGTTCTCTTAGTGTTATAGTACCAGATTGTATGTGCGTCGTTTGCAGTTGAATGATTAACTAATTGGATTAAGTCACGGTCACCAGTCCAAACGATACAACTTTTGCCGCGATCGTTCAGCATTGTTGACCAACCAAATAGAACATCATCAGCTTCAGCACCGCTGATCTGATGTACTGTTACACCATGGCCTTGCATAATCTTTTGAAATTCTTCATAGATCGAGTAAACTGCTGTCCAGTCTACGTCACTCTTTTGTTTTCTAGTACCTTTATATTCTGCTTCTGGATAGAGGTCCTTGCGCCAAGATTTAGAGTCAACTGCAATGACAACGTCATCTACAAATGATTTAAACTTGCGCATCTCAGATGCAAAATCAATTGACAGCTTACGCATAAACTGTGCTTTTTGTTTATCATCACCTAGGAGCATGCCGCTTTTAGGTTTAGGCAGAACAAAAAGGCGACTGAAGACAAAGTAATTGCCATCTATTAGTAATGTATGTTTTCCCACCTTCATATTGTTATCTTTTATATAGTGTAAATATAATAAAAATATTTGACACTAAAAAATTATTTTGCAAAAATCTTGTTATTCTCTTACAATAGTCTGGATCTCGTATACACAGCTTAACATGGTTACGACCGGATCAATTACATGGACTCTTTGAGCCTGGTGTTTAGCCACTGTAATAATGATCTGTGGTATATGTTTAACGCTTTGAGATCTTTCTTGTTTTATATATTCTACAAAATCATCACCTAGAGTCTGTAGAATATCGTCTGTCTTTGAAGCATAATTGCTTACCAAGAGCTGATAGTTTTTAGCTGGATCTGTCTCATTAAAGATTAGATCAAAAACATCTTTATAGACTGAGTTGAAGCGTTTAACTTCCGCTTCAGTAATATGATTTGTACCTTGTGTTTTGTAGCCTTGTAGTTTATTCAAGGTGCTTCTTAGATCTGGAAAATTACGACGTACAAACTCAACTAATGCTGGTTTTTCAATCGTCATCTCTTCTTGATTACAGATGTTATAAACACGCTTAATATATTTCTTAGTCAACTCAGTCTCTTCATCCTTGTCAAAATCAAAGTTAATCACTTCAAATCGGCTTAAGATTGGATCTGGTATTTTGTTGATATAGTTACATGTTGCAATAAACCTAGAATTTGATGCAAACGTCTCCATTGTAGCACGCAGTGCTTTAAAGAATTGATCAGATACACCGTCAACCTCATCTAGGATAACTACCTTAAACATACCAGGCTTATCCATAATTGAAACTGTAGAGCAGAAGTCAGTGATTCTAGTTCTAATCACATCAACTGAAGTGTCTGTTGATGCATTGATGTAGAGGTACGGCAGTTCAAACTGATTGACGATAGCCTTAGCAGCTGAGGTCTTTCCAGTTCCTGGACTACCGGACAAGAGCATATTCTGCACTAGGCCATCTTTAAATTTGTTCATTACTCGTTCAGGTAAGATCAGCTCACTTAGATCCTTTGGACGATATTTCTCTGTAAAGAGTTGATTAACTGATTGCATATATAGTACGTTTGTATCTTATATGAAGGTTGGTCTCTTAGTTTCACTGATAAATAGTATATATGGCTAGATCTTATGCTGACATTAGAATAGAGAGGACTAATGGTCCATATCCAATCAATCGATACGGTATTAAACTGAAGCCTCTTCAGAGAAAGCACCGTAGGTTCTTGATTGAAAACAGACATATTAAGAAGTGGTCTGATGACGAACAGTTTATCCATTGCGTCCTTAGAATGCAGAAAGTCAGCACTAAAGACAGTACTGCATACAAAACATACTTTGATTGGCAATCTGAGCGCCCTGTGGGCATCAACGAGTTTAAAGAGGGTGCTAACACAGTTAATTGGTTATGTGCCATCAGCGGCAAACCAATCAAGTCAAAGTTTATGAACTTTGATCTTGAGAACTTTGTCCACCCAGAATATCATGATGTCTTAAAGGCTCCAATGGTAGACAGCAGGATTCTTAAGAGTTCAATTGAGTTTCGTCGTAAATGTAAAGAACTCCTGCTCAATGAGAGACAGGAGTTCCTAGATCTTGCAAAGAAGAACGCTAAGCGTAAATTAGATTAAGCTTCAGTTTCTTCAGCTTCTTCTTTATCTTTAAATTCTTGTTGAAGTTTTTCTTTTTCAGCTTTAATTCTGGCTAGGTCTTCCTTAGAAGCATTCTTAACCTTCTCTTCAGCTGCTTTCTTCTCATCTTCAGCTTTCTTTAATCTTCTATCTAGTGATCTTACGGCATTACGGTAAGTCTTCTGGTATCTTTCTTTTTCTGAATCTGAAAGAACTTTAGAGTCTAACATAAATTGAGCGATTTCCATTCTAACCTCAGCATTTAGAGTTCCTACAAAGTCTTTATACTTAGGGTATTTTTCAATCAACGCTGCACTCATATCTTCAGCCGATTGTCTTAATTCTTTAACTTTTTTGTTAAATTCTTCAATCTTCTTTTTAGACCTTTCATCAACATCTTGTTTCTTATAATCTCTAAGCTCTTTTACATAGATCTCCATCTTTGCAGCTTTTATCATATTAGCTCTAACTACCTTTTTGTGTTTAGCTCTAATTTTAGATTTTGTAACGGCTCTTTTAATTAAGACTCCAACACCGATACCAGCAGCACCAACCACACCAGCAGCAATTACTGGGATCATGTATAATTCCGCTGAAACTATCTGATCTACAGTACCTTCATTAAGTTGTGATTCGTTTGCAAATTCTTCAACACCTTCCATATTATTTGCAAGGTATTCAAGTTTGTTAATAATAGTATCAACATCTCTTGCAATATCTGTTCTAATGCCGGTTTTTGTGTCTATGTTAACGTCAACATTTTGTTTAACGTCAACATTCCTAATATTAGTATCTACTGCAGTTCTCGTCTCAGCAAATTCTTCAAAAAGCATTAATTTATTCTTAAACTTCATCGTACCCTTATTTTTTTAGTATCTTTGTATTATATATCAGACTTCTATAAACAAAAAAGAGGCCCTCGAATGAGAGCCTCTCTTTATTATAACGTTTATCTAGTTAAAGATTATAGTTCAACGTTTTCAACTTTCAACTCAACATACTGAGTTTCTGGGTGGAATCCAGCTTCAACTAATGCGAATCTAGACTTAACAGCTACTTTAGGAGCCATAGTTCCTTCAGCAATTGTTTGTACTGATTCAGCCATTAAGTAAGGCATGAATACTAATCCAGCACCGTTACCATCACCTTTTCTACC